GTTCCTGTCGCCGGTGTTCCAGTTGCCGGTGTTCCTGTCGCCGGTGTTCCTGTTGCCGGTGTTCCTGTCGCCGGTGTTCCTGTTGCCGGTGTTCCTGTCGCCGGTGTTCCTGTCGCCGGTGTTCCAGTTGCCGGTGTTCCTGTCGCCGGTGTTCCTGTTGCCGGTGTTCCAGTTGCCGGTGTTCCCGACGCCGGTGTTCCTGTCACCGGTGTTCCAGTTGCCGGTGTTCCAGTAGCCGGTGTTCCAGTTGCCGGTGTTTTTTATCTCTTCATACAGTTCTATTTCTTCACAAACGAGTTTATAATCAGCACCCGGCTCTAGTTTCTGAACCAGAACACCATAGGCTCTTACTTTGAAAATTCTGCCTTCTTGATAATATGCCCACGGCCCAGACGGATATTGGCAGAAATGAAACCCGTTTTCGCACAATTTGAGTGCATCGGTATTCGGGAGTTTATGGCGCTTGCCGACCTCAAATTGATAATCACGGCATGTCATATCCGCATTTACGATTTTGTATCCCTCTACCGGCCCGGATAGTAATTCCTGTTGCGATCTCATAAAACCTCCTTTTGGATTGCCGTGCTGTTAGATTTCACAATATCACAATCAGAAACCCTGTCAACACTTATTTCTGAATTGTTGCAGAAAAAGGTTGACACTGTTTACCAACGTGCTATCTTATAATCATCTTACCACAAGGAGGGCGACATGGTTCTAACGAGGTTGAAAGAAAATATGGAAGACAGGCAGGTCAGCACCGTGGAACTGGCAGACAAAGCTATTATGTCGGTCAGGTCTATCGAAAACGCCATGAGAAAAAAGGGCGCTTCCCTTGGAACCTGCAAGCGTATTGCTAAGGGTCTGGGGATGAAGCTGGATGATCTTGTATAACAGTAAGTTCACGGGCTTGTCCCGTGTCGCGTGAGTTGGAAAGGAGTATGTATGGAATGGATAAGTGTTTATGATAGATTGCCGCTGAGGCAGGAAGATGTAAAAAAATACGATTCTATTGATGTAATAGTTCGTACTAAATTAAATGAAGTTATCGTGGCTAATTTTGCTATGGGCAATACAGTTGGGACGTGGCACCAATTTGGTGATTATGAGGACGGCTATATTACCCACTGGATGCCACTACCTGACCCACCCGCAAAGCCATGAAAAACCATCGTGACCTTTGCCCAATATCAGAGCATCCAGACTATCAAGATACCGGCTACGAACCGCCCGACCATCCAGAGTTTAAAAGCAACAATCATGCGTATCATTGTGTTTGCAAGGCTTGCCAGCAGCTTATTAAATCAGAAAGGGAGGAAGCCATGTCAAAAATCTCAGTAGAAAAAGTAGTTGAAATTATTGAGGGAATAAAATGTGAAGACGGACCGCAAAACGAGGAGTGTAATTGTGCTTGCGATCAGATGATTAAAACAATCAAAGCCTACGAACCTTGCGAGGGCTGCGACTCTGCCCCTGTCGATTGCGTTGGTGTGGCAGGCTGCAATAAGGTGACGCCATGACAACCATTTGCACTTGTGGTTCCCGCTTCAAGACTCACAAAACCGGCGAGCTCTTAATATTGGATGGGTGGCTGTATTCCTGCGATTCTTTCAAATGTCCTAGATGTAGCAAGATGATAATAGGAGGGATTGCAAATACGCCCATCTGCGCTGCCGACAGTGACGAGGCTACTAAGACCATTGACAGGATGCTTGAACGCGGTTACATGACCTACGGGGCGATCAAAGAGTACAAAAAGGGGGCAGTATGAAAATAAAGGAAATTACAGAACAGAGTAGACGGGATTTTACGGCAATTTATGTTTGCGAACATTGCAATACAGAAGAAAAGGGATATGGATACGACGATGATAATTTCCATCGAAATGTGATCCCACGGATGCCATGTAAGAAGTGCGGCAAAACGGCTAACGAAGATTACAGGCCGATGGGGACTAAATATTCCGCTGATACCGTTGTATAACAAAAGCGCCTTTTCGGGCGACGCTTACAAAACTATCACGATAGGAGGATATATGAATCTATACCAAATGACAACTGATTTTGACCGGTACATGAACGCCGTAACCGACGAAGAACTTGCAGAGGCGCTTGCTGAAATCACCGCAGGAGAGCAGGATGAAGAGGTTTACCAGCATGAACGGCGGGGAATGTGGAATGATAAGCCAAAGGGGAGGAGTGAAGAATGACAACCGAATCAAAACCGCTTGAAGGACTAGAGAAAATGCGGGTGCCGTTCCCTGCTAATCTGGTAAATAAACTACCCAAAGGGACAAAAGCACAGAACGAATGCCCTGCAAACGAGAAGGTAAATTGCAAAGAGTGCGGAGGCTGGCACCATCCTAAAATAATCCACCTGGATTACGTGGGGCATGCGGCCTTAACAGACAGGCTTTTAGATACTGACCCGCTGTGGAATTGGGAGCCGTTGGCCTTGCATGACGGATTACCCGCCTTTGATACGTCTGGGGGACTGTGGATACGGCTTACTGTTTGCGGACACACCAGATTGGGATACGGCCACGCCCCTGCATCCAGCTTCAAAGAAATAGGGAGCCGGGAAAAAGAGGTTATCGGCGATGCGCTTAGAAATGCCGCTATGAGATTTGGAGCAGCTCTTGACCTCTGGCACAAAGGCGACCTGCATGTTGCCGAAGAGACCGAAACGAAAGAAGAGACCGGCGCACCTCCAAAACAAGCCGGTAAAGCCTCCGACACCCCAAACCCTGACACACCTATGCCCAAAGTCAACCAAGACCTTCACAACGAGCTTGCGGCCTACTGCATGGGTGATACTGTAAAGATGGATACCGTGTTAAAGAGGATTACCCATTACGAGAAGGACGGCACGGAATACGAGTTCGGTCTTGATCGTATCGCAACAGTTAGCGCGGTATGGGCAGGTAAGACGCTCACGGCGGTCAGGAAGATGGTTTCGGCAGAATCAGCGGCGGAAATGCCTGATGTTTGCGCTGATTGTGGCAAGGTGATGATTGACGGTAAGTGCCAGGTATGCCCGTTTTGAAACAGCGCCTAACCCTAATTTCAGAAGAGGTCAGGAAAAGGGCGATTGTAATCTTGCAATCGCTCCCATTAGACCCTTGCCATGATCTCTTAATCCAAGAGCACAAGAAAGACATATCAGCCGAACAACGAGCCTTGTATTTTGTTTGGATGGGGATAATAGGGGGTTCGCTTGGAGAGTCCAAAGAAGAAATGCACGAGCGTTACAAAGACAGGTTTCTGGTAAATATCTATGAACGGGACGATGAAGATTATGCAGAGATGATACAAGCCCTTCGTAACGTGTATACCAAAGGCATGAAGCAAGAAGCCCTAGCTCTAAGAAAAAGGATTGTCGCGCTCACTTCGATAACCGTGGCAAGTAGCAAACAAATGTCAGAACTAATGACATTAATCGAACATGACGCCGCGAGCTTGGCTATCAGATTGCCTTTCCCAGAAGAAAACAGTTGATTGTGGCATGAGGCTATGGGGAAATAACGGCTGCGCCTTCAGCGGCGGGCCTTATCGCCCGCTGCGAGGCGTTGTTATACATCGAAGCACTTACCACGTTAAAATAAAAGGGAGGAACAAATGGGAACACGAAATCTAACAGCGGTGATTATGAACGGAGAATACAAGGTTGCTCAATACGGTCAATGGGACGGCTACCCCGAAGGACAGGGGAAAACGATACTTGAATTTCTGTCTGGTGACGGCAACATTGAAAAGCTGAAATCTGCTTTGCAGCGGGTTCGCTTCCTGGATGGCGAGGGCCGGGACAAAGATTTTTTGGCGGAGTATGACAAGAACTGCCCGGAGTGGTCGAGTGACCCTGACAACCGGACACCGGAGCAGAAAAGGTGGTTTCAGACTTATGTTCACCGTGATCTGGGCGGAAAGATCCTGGAGGCCGTCGCCAATTCAGAAGATGCAGAAATTCTGCTGAGAAACAACATTGACTTTGCAGGTGATTCTCTGTCGTGCGAATACGCCTATGTTGTGGATCTGGATAAAGGCACGTTCGAGGTTTACAAGGGATTCAACAAGGCACCAGTTCCAGCCGGGGAGCGGTTCGTGGAATCTCCGATAAATGAAAGAGCGAAGTTTGATGACTACTGCTATTACGCGGTGAAGCATTGGGAAACTTTTCAGCTTTCTGCGCTGCCGAGTGCTGATGATTTTATCGCGGCATTCAAGGATGAAGATGATTGCGAAGATGTATAACACCAAGGATCACCGTTTTATACGGTGTATCCGCTGGTTTTATGATTTCAGGGCAAAAAAAGCCGCCAATCGGGGAGGTGTCCGAAAGGCGGCAAAGACCGGCAGGAGGATACCGGTTTAAACTGATTATATTAATTGCATCGGTTTCAACCCTGCCGCCAAGTCGGTGAGCATCTTCATTTTCTGATCTTCGGGTAGGGCGCTTGACTGGAACATGGTGATGGCGCTCTGGATACCCTGAACTGCTACGGGTTCCAAAACAGTAAACAATTGGACGATTGCTAATACGCTTGCGGGATCCATAATATCTCCTTTTCAGTTTGTGCCAACTGGCTTACTACCAAAAGCCGTCAGCAGGTTGTCAATGGTTCCTTTATCCGCCAGGAACGTGTTTAATGCCGAGACGTAACCCGTAGCCTGTGTCGGGTCTTGACCTGCCGTTACAGCGGCTTTCAGGGCTGATACCGCGACTTGATAGCTTGCTAATGCTCTATTGTAAATAGGCACGGCAGAATTGAAATCATCTTTTGACAGTTTACCGGCTTTGTATAGTGCGTCCATTACTCCTGGCGCGGCCTGCAAGGCAACCCCGACAGCATACAGGGATTTTTCAGCGGCGTCCTGTGCAGATACAACGGCAGAAGTCGCAGTGGTTGGAGTGGATAGCGTTCCGGCACAACTACACAGTGACAGGACTATCAGGGGCAGCAGGATCAGGTATTTTCTCATTTGTCGTTTCCTCCGTTTTAATGGTTGTTGATGGTGTGTTGATTGTTTCGGTGGACGTTGTTTCTTTCTTCGAGGATGATTTTGTCACTGTGGCGGCCAGGGCGTTGAAGATACCTTGCAACAATTCATACGATTTGTTAGCCTTCAGGAACGGGCAGTTCGTCAATAAGTTATTAAGAAACTCCCTTACCAACAGTATCACAATTACAATCGTCTGCCAATGTTCTATTAGCCATGAAGTGTCGATTTGCATTTCATATCCCCTTTCAGTATCCGTATTTTGCTTTCCAAATTGCTAAATCTTCATTGTATGACGACTGCCCGAAGTGTTCGACGCCCTCATAAGTGATTCGTGCAAGGTGTTCCGGCACCCCCATGAAATCAAGTATCTCCAATAAAACTTCATCCATGAAATCTTTTGGAAGGCCGCTGCGGTATCCTTCATCGTGTGTAACCCCTGCCATCCAGCCTTTGCCGAATGGTGGCGTGACGTTCCAAGTTGCTTGCGGATATGAGAGTCCGTCTGAGGTCGTGCCTTTCGGAAGCGGGATGATACAGCCATTCTTGCACTCATACAAGTAATCATCGTACAGGCTGACATTATGCCCGTCCTCAGTATAGACGACGAAACCGGTTACTGTAAGCCCTTTTGAATCGCGGAATCCCTGCATCATCATTCTCCTTTCTCGCACTGTTCAGTGCATATTATACAGAAATCATGCTGTTTACACATTCATGCCTCCTCAGTATGATGGATACCATTTTGCTGTATTAGAATCATAAGTCATGATAAGTGCTTTATTTACAACTGATGTTGATACCAGTGCTATGTTCCCCGCTGTTGTAGTGGCGAAAATGCCGTCAGGGATGATAGTTATCTGCCCGTTCCATCCAGTGTAAGGGATGTTGATCGTAACAACTGCTGTTACTCCAGTAACGTGAAATATTGCACCGGTAGGCGTAATAGTAGTCCCTGAGGCTACGTTCGCCCCTAGAGAACCGAATACAAACCCCTTGTTGGTTACGGCAAACATTTCGGTAGTTCCCGCAGCGCCTGCCTGCATAGAGGTGAGTTTCTGAGTACCTGAGCCTAGTTGTGTTTCAGTTACGGCTATATTTAGCGCAGTGTTGCTGCCTGTCCCTGATGGTTGGTTAATAGTGCTGGTTATTCTAACTATGTTGTTCTGCCCTGATGTGTTCGTTTTGGTAACCCCGGAGTCTAAATTTATACTGTTTCCGGCTGTAGCGGCACCTACGTTTCCGATCATTTGAGAACCACTCGCTAAGGATAAGTTACCCGTTACCTGCAAAGTAGATGCAAAGACACCAACCCCCGCATAGTTCACTGAAAACTTACTTGACCCGCCTACCTGTGCATCTATTAAATTGCCACTGGTCTTGGTAGTCGGGTTAATCAGCAAGTCAGTGACGGCGCTGGAGTCCTTGCCTACGTTCAGAGTGTTGGCAAATGTCGCTCCTGGAAAAGAAAAGCTAGGGCCGGAAACAATACCAGCAGAACTAATCCGCATCCATTCTGCGGCGGAAGTAGCCCCTGTATTAAATGTCAAGTCTGTAGGAATCGAACCTGTTGCCACTGTGCCATTTGAAATGGCTTTGATAGATGCAGTCTCAAGATAGTTTGTCCCATCGTGAGGATTATACGAAAGATATCCGAGTGAATCTCCATTCACTATCGTAGCACCGGTGCGCGACTTGTAGAATGCCTGGCGCGGCCCGTTAGTACCAGCAAAGTCATTTTCGATAATGAGTCCTCTGGGAGACGCATTAGAGGACTCTTTCAGGTGCAGGATGGAAAGCGGGGTGAACAAAGTAGGGCCGACACCTAGCAGGGTGAAGTTGGCTGCTGCCGGGGTTGTTTGCCCTATCGCGCCAGGGATTGCCGGAGTGTAGCTACGCCCGCTGCTACCACCGAAAAACCACGGGCCAGCAGCAAAGGCAGTGCAGGGGATTGTCAAAAACATCAGTGCTAATATTATTTTCTTCATGCTGTCACCACCTTAATTAGATTGTTGTAGCGCCTTATGGTGTCATCGTAGTTGTGTTTGCTAGCCTTAGCATACTTCCATGTCAGCTTCATTGCAAGCACGTCCTTGGCTGATACAGGGCGACCAAGCGCCAACAGGTAGGACGCTGAACCACCTCCGACGCTGCCGTATTGATTCACAGTGTCGGCTATTGCAAGGATAGCAGCAGTGTCAACGAACGGGACACGGTATTTATTAATGAATTCCGTTGCGCCGTCAACGCAGTACTTCAACTGTGCTTCACTGTACCTCTCTATTACATCAGCATGTGCGGCCAGCTTGGCGTTCATTGGCGCCATGTCCGGTATGGTCTGAGCTTTCAGCCCGGCAATCTCTTCGTCAGTAAACTCACAATCTTTCAGACAGAGAGACGCGGCGCTGTTATTCGCAATGTCGAACTGGCAGGGGCCGAACGACCAGCCGGATTTGCCTGACCTCAAACCGTCCGGATCGTCGAAGCGGTACGGGTCGGCGTCGCCTATTTCATTCAGCTTTACGACCTCAGTGCATTGTTCGAGTAGCGTCATGTGTCACCTCCTTAGTAGTACGGAATCTGCCTATTCGTCCCGTTTACATTGATTGTCATATAGCCAGCTGGAGTGGCAGGCAACGCTCCTGCTCCACCCGCTACAGGGGCTGATGTTGTAGTTGCAGGTAAGATAAAAAGCTTCCCAGAAGAATCTATCTTAAACCATATATTCCCATCGTCTACTGGATCACCACCATTAGCGGTAGACTGCCGGATAGAAAAATCTCCAGTGGTTGTAACAAGCCCCCAATTTTTCGACCCACCACCAAGTTTATAAAAGGCTAGTTGCATGGTTGTAGGACTCCAAAGAGTAAGTGGTGAGTACTGAGATACGGTATTGGGACCATTAATAGATGTGGTCATATTGCCAAGGCTATTTATACCCGAAAAAGAGTTGCCCCCTAAATCGTTGAATACCGGTGTTGTACCGGTAAGGTTGATGAATGTGTTACCGCCACCGGTAACGTCCGAATCTACTGATTTTTCATACCCCTCTACATGGATGGAGTTGAATGTGTTTAGTTCAGATCCTCTTATTTTTACTCCAATAGACCCACTAGTGGTTCCTATTTCCATATCAGTACCTGTGATAACATTCCCGCTACTGGAATGGTTTACTTCTATACCCACCGCAGGCGAATATAGATTACCTCCATTGACATAGTTGACGTTTGCACCAGATATACCAACAGTCCCATCAAATACAAGAGAAGCACGAAGATTTTCGCCAGCTATTTTACAGTTATTGACGGTATTGAAATAACAATATTCCTGTTGGTTTGAGCCATGCAGAAAGTGAATCCCAATGCCGCCAACAGTTGACATATTTATATCCGGCTGATTGACTATCGCACTCGTCATCTTAGACAGGCTAATGCCTGCTATAGCAGTGGCGGATGTAATAATTGGCTTGTTTAACGTAGGGTTTTTTATCCATGTGTTAGTACCAGCTCCTGATTCAATTACATTACCAGTTGACGTAGAATTTAATATACAACCATCAAAATTGTGAATTTGGTTGGTGTAAATTTTAATCGCTGCGGTTGTGTTGTACGTTTTGCCTGGTACATAATTAATAACTTTTGCCGCTAAAGAAGCTTTATTGATTGCTACTTCATCTGCTGTACCTGTGACCCCGTACCACTCAGGCCGCGCCTCATTTAACCCCGGTACCGTACCACTTCCCGCAAATACCTGATACAGACCAGCAGAGAAAGGCCCGTTGATGGTCAGAGTTTTACCGGATGCCACCGTTAAGTATCCGGGTTTCTGCACAACCACCGAAACATTAGCCGGGACAGTAGCATTGTTGTTTACTGTTATTGGAGAGTCTACAACCAGAGTTGCACTGTTTGAACCTAATGCCGTAATAGCTGCTGATATGTCAGTTCCGAATGACGAGGCCGATACAGAGGTTTTAATAAACTGGCCTAGCACATTAAAGGCATTCAATGCGATTAGAGCCGGGAGTGGAGACAAGACGGCCCATATCTGCTGAATCATCATTACAACCATGTCAAACATTTTCTCGATTGTGGCGGCGAAGAACGGCCCCCCGTCTGGCAGTTGCACCGTTTGTGCAATGGGTACTATGCGGGTTATGGTCAGTGTGTATCCTGTTGCCAGAGCATTTACCAGAGTCAGCGTACCTCCTGTGTTCGTACCCGCCCCTGTCAGTCCCGATACAAGGGCGGTCGTCACATTTCCCGATAAGTCGGTAACAGTTGAGACAATCTCACTGTTGTCAAAGAACGGAAACGCAAAGGTAAACGGCCCCGTAGAACCTGTCCCGATGAATGAAACTGAATTCGATAAATTAGGTACGGTCATAAATTCCCCTTTTCGTTATCTGAGTAACCACATTTTGATAGTGCTGATAAACCCGAACTGATTTACAACCAGCATAACGGCACACCCTATAACTGCCCACTTTACCGCCGATATGTTTGCGTTAATAGCAGCGAGGGATTTTATCATATCGACCATCGTTGTTTTGTTGTTAATTAATTCAGTATCATGTTGCTTAACCTTATCGGATAAATACTGTAGCTTTCCAACATGGTCAAATACGAAACCAGGGGGGTCGTTTTCTCGCGAGTTTACATGGCTAGTAGGCGTTTCGTTCTCAGGCATGTTAGCTCCTTCACTGATGGACATAAGATATAGAATAGTTCTGAACAGGTAAAGTTCCACCGTCAATATAACATAAGGCATTCCCTGCCGGAGTCACTCCAACAGGTGTTGCAAATTGGTACAGAGTCCCCGCAGTTGTTGCCGTAGCAAAGGCAGGGATAATAGAACCTGTACCCGTATCACAAGCTGATCCTGTCCCGTAAGTGAGTCGGAAAGTCGGCAGGGTGGTAGAAACGGCGCTCACGATGGTGGCAGAACAGACATATATTTTTGTGGTTCCAGACAGGGCTATGAGTTGAACTGATGCCGTTCCTGACGTGGTTCCGGCGATTGATTGCAATATAGCCGTTGGATTCTGGCAGGGATTGCCGCCGTTGGGAGATATCGAAACAACCTGCCCTAAATCTGTTGTTGCAGCCGCTGTGCTTGCCGCTGTTACTGTTGTCTTCCTCCACGGAAACTTACCGTCTGATATCTGGACGTTGTTCTTTGCCGAATCCGAAACCGATACGGCATTACTTGAAAGAGTTGCTGTGGTCGTTGCCCCTTGAACAACCAGATAAACCGATGGGATCGTATCGACGGCTAGGGCTGATTGACCGTATGAGCTGGTTGCTACCAATGCTGAATCAATGTACCAGTAGATTTTAGTCGGCCTGTACCAGACTTCGTAATTATGAGTAAGGTTATCAACAGGCTGAAACTTGTTGCCGGTCGCAACAGACAAGTCCTGGACGGCGGTTCTCGTATTCCCCTGGTAAACAGCAGCGTACATCTTGCTATCTGTATCGACTTCAAAAACGGCGCCGTTGGCAAACGTATTGGTACTAGCTGGACAGCCGGTTGACGCCGGAGTGCCGTTGATTGTTCCACCGCCCCACGCCATATAGGTTGAAGCAACGACCGGATACGGTAAGGCGATGTTATTTGCAAACCGAATCCATCCAGGTGTCGAGCTGGGAAATGTCGGCTGACTCGTTAGGTAGCTGTACCCGTTTAGAGTAGTCCCTGTTCCGAGTGTCAGGTTTCCAGAACCATCAAGCGTAAATGGCAAAGCCGGGGCGGTGGGAGAAACAACCCCAGAGTTTACCGCCCATACTGAGGTACTTATCATGCAGAGTATGAGTGCTAACCTTTTCATTTGCGCTCCTCAGCTTTGTCTATTCGTTGGTTTAACTTATCCAGTTCATCACCGTCAAGATCTTGTGCGAGTATAAATTTATTGATTCTGGTTTCGTAAATATCTCTCACTTGATCGCGTTCATCGTCGGTCATTTTCGCCCACACCTTGATTGATTTTTCAACCGTGGGATCTGTAAGGTGGGTAAAACTAGCCTGTAAGGGCGTTAGTTCGGCTTCCTTCTCGATGTTCTTAATCTGCCGGTCTGTCATCTTGTCTGCTTTTTCCTGTAGCTTTTCAGGAAGGTCGTCAATACTCCCGCCGTTCCTGATAGCCCTTACAAGTTCTCTCCGGGCTTTGCTTATGTCTGCGGCCTCTTGAGTCCTGCCGCCTTCGGGTATCTGTTGGCCGATATACTTAGTCAGCGTCTTTTCTGCCGTGGTTTTTGTGTATTCAGACGTAGCAGGCATAATACCGATTTGAGGAGCTAGAAGCTTCTGGGGGGAATCCTTCAAGGTCTGCATTACCCCGCCGCCTCTTTCGGCCTCCTTGCCTGCACCACGCATCCAGAACGGTTCAAACTGTTTCAATACATACGTTCCCCGCTCAATAGCTTTACCAATCTGGCTATCATCTTCGTTGGCGATGGTTACGCCGTAGTAATCCTTGTTTTTGATTACATCGCCCATGATGGAGATAATAGGGTGAGTCTTGGCTAGTAGGGTTTTGCCGGGGTCTTGCATGTAGGCGTAAATATCCTTTTGATAAGTCGGAAGAACAAACCTTTCCGGCCTGCCGTATTCATCCGTTCCGCCTGTCCTGAATGCCCACCAATCAGTCCCGTTGGGCTTGTCTCCTGTGAAGGCATAGGTGAGCATACCATTTACAGCCGTTACGGTTACCATGAGGCTCATCGTGTAGGCTATCCGGTCTGGGAGTTCGGCGGGTAGTTTTCCGGTTTCTTGCCACTCTTTCATAAACTTCGCTGAGTCTTTGAGTGACCCTCCAATTTCCGCAATCGTACCACCTGACCAGCCGGGGGCGCGTATTAAGCCTTGTACGGCATTCTTAGCGGAATTGTTCATAAACAGCCGGTCATACCTGACCTGTCCCAACCTTGCATCAACTCTATTCCAGGCCTGCCGGAATTCGGGGGTAAGTTGTTCAAGCGACTTGCCGGGATTCTGTTCGATGATTCTTTCTGCCAAGTGCCCGAATACTCCTGCCTTCTGCCGGGGCACGAGATAATCCATTATCGGTTTAGCCATCAGTTCAATAGCGGCGATAGGGGAACGCATAGCCGCTCTGACTCTGTGTTCGCTGTACCAATCCTGAATGAGCTTGCCGGTCTGCTCAGTTCTCAATCCTTGTTCCATCTTGAACCCACCGCCTGCTAATTCAGCGGCCTTGGCTACTTGTTGTATTTTGGGATTCATGGAACTGCCAGGGTTTCGCCATTCCTTTAAAATAGCATCGCCCTCTATTGGTGTTCTGACAAACTCCTGCGGCATTCTTACGGCGGTCTTTGTGGCTTGCGATATGGTTCTAGTCCCGTTCAAAACACCGTACACGTCTTTCAGGAGGTTAGCCCCACCTGAAATAACAACTTCGGATTCTGTAAAGCCAACATGGAAGAACGAACCTACCCCAAGCTGTGATTGATTCAGGGCGTTAGCAGCTCCCATGTAGCCCTTGTAAAGAGTGCCAAAATACTTGTTATTGTACATGGATGAAGAAAGATAGTTATTGAGAACGTCAGCTACTGGTTCTTTGACGATTCTGTGCCCTAAAATAGGCTGTCCGATGTAGACATCTTCCCCAGCCATATCACGCGGCCCGTAAACTGTACCGTATTTATCATCTACTTTTTTCCATCCTTCCGGCACTTGCTCGCCTACGCGAAGGAACTTTTCATCACCACTGGCTCTCCAATCTTTCAGGGCATCGTTAGCCATAATAGAGCGCCCCATTTCCCCCATCTTCAACTTCCACAAGTCAACGGGATTGTTGCTGATAGGTTCAAGGCCAAACTCGACTGCGGTCATTATGTCGTCAAATACCTTACCCTTGCGGAAAGACTCCTTGCCCTTGAACGGGGTACGAGTGAGATATTGCAATCCGTCTTTCTCACTGCCCTTGCCACCGGCTAGAAGGTCTTTGGTTCTCTCCCACACATAAGCCTTGTCCTCTGCGCTCCATTCGGCTAGGGGCTTGCCTTCCCCCGTTCCCCGTTCAATAGCCCCGCCTATGGCTTGATTAAACGCCTTCCTTGATTCATTTGTCCACATGCCGGGGAAGTAGTTTTCACGGACTTGAGAAAGGGGAGCATCAGCGGCTTCCAGTTGGTTCAACATATCTTCTTCTTGTGCCCGTAACTTCTTGGCTATGCGTTCAAGTTTCGGCTCCATCATGCGGCCTTGGGACATATCAGACATGAACTTTACGCCGGGGTTTTGGGTGAGGTCTATCTTGCCGTTTCTCACGCCCATCTTCTCAAAGGTCAGGGATTCGGCGCGAAGGTCGGCGGCAATAGATTCCTGATTGCGGTGCATCTTACCAAGTTTAGCCCCCAGCAATTCACCAGCGGCCAGATGTTCAGGACTCTTGGCTGTGGGGAGTACCAGCGATTGAATACCCTTAACAATACCGTGAGCAGAATCAAGGCCAGGTGTCATTAGCTTTTCAACAGCCTTGCCGGTCTTTGTGTCTCGGATCTCGCCAGCTATCTGCATTGCGGCTTTCACACCGTCAAGGGGATTTATTCCGGCATGGAGTAGAGTTACTTGTTGCGGGCTTGAACCCGGAGTAGCTACCCCTTGAGTGGCCCAAAGTCCCTCACTGTGCAGTTTAGCCTTTTGATCTTCCGGCAACTTATCGAACAAGTCAGGGCGGTTCTTTTCTAACCATTTGGAAGCAGCGGGGCGTTTGATGAATTTACCATCAGGAGTCAAGAAACCTCTTTGAGCTTCGGGAGCATCCTTGACAATATCCGTGTGACGTTCGCCATCAGCGCCGGTCTTGATACCTTCATCCGTCTTGACGGCAGGGCGGATAGATTCTGCTGGTTTCTCAATCGTAACCCCTTTGGCCGGTTCACCTCTTCCTACCCGTTCTCCTGTGGCCTCTCTCGCCTTCTTATTCGACCGTAGAAGCTCATCGGCGCCAACAAGCGACTCGGATATTCCGTAGGTTATATCAATCCCTTTCTTGTTGTATTTTGTGCCATCAGGCGCGGTGAATGATAACTCTTCACCCTTCAACCGTTCTTGCACCCTGTCCATTATGGCGGATACTTCTTCTTTACTGGCCCCCTCAATAACAAACTCATCACCGGAGAAATGATACCCCTTGTCCGTTTCGGATTTGATTGCCTGCCCGATGGTCTTGAGCAGTTTATTGCCGGTATTATGCCCCATATTATCGTTGATCCATTTGAGGGAGTCGGCGTCGATAGCAGCGGTGAAGGGTTGACGTTCTCCGGTCTCATACGCGCGTCTGTTGGGGATGCCTGATACATGGGAGGTCATGAGTTCGGCTTTCAGTTCTTCCGGCGACATATCGGAAAGGCTCTTGCGGGTTGCAGTGTCCTGTCTACGGTCAAGAGTCATATCTTGAATATTGGCAGGGTCTATGTGTTCAGCCATGCCAGCTATATCAGAAGCGGGTATTTCAATCCCCTTGCCTTGGCTCTTGGCTTCGTAGTAATGGGTAGGGTCTTCTAGTACGTCCTCTGGTTTCAAACCCTTACTAGCCAACATTGCATCAAACTTATCAGCAGGCATTACAACCGGAGGGGTGTCTTTCGCGGCATCTTTTGCAAAGGCTTTAAAGTCTTCCGGTGATCTGCTTGGTAGTTTTGATTCTTTAACTGTATCTACTACGTTCTGTATCTTAGCCCGGCCCATGTGCGAACGTGCCACCAGTTCAGCCCCGGTAGTGGCAAACGGTATCATCTGCAAAGCCGTGGTGGACATAGCTGCAATTGCTGGGTAGTCTTGAGTATTTATGGCCCCTTCTGTCAAAAATTCCGGTATGTCGGTGAACAGAAAGTTAAAGACCTTGCCTACTTTTTCCTCTACTTTTTTGCCAGCGGGGGTATGGGGTTTGTAACCCGTTTCATCTTGGGACAAAGATTCAACCCCAGATTGCAAGGCTTTATCAACTCCACCGCCAGCGGATAGAGTACCAGCTGCCGCACCTATAGCCCTGAATCCCTCCGGTATCATTCTAAACGGAGTCACTGCCATACTGCCTACTGTTCCCATTACATCGGAAAACCTGCCCTCTGAAAATCCAGTTAGAGCCTTTTCTATCTTAGTAAGTGTTGGATGGTCGTCATGAGCGACTTTAGCGAAGTCAGGTTTCATCATGTGTTTTCTGACCGCGCCAGTCAGGTTTTGGAACTCTTCAATCAGCCCGTGCATATCTTCATTGTTGACAGGGCCAGCGGCGGGAGTTGCAAAAGATGGGGGCAACCCAAGTTTACCGGCCTTCTTGACGTTCTCGGAGTGCTGAACAGGATTTACGTTATGAGTGATAATAGCGGATCTCGATAGTGATGACTTTTCACTAGCGGCATCTTCTTTATCAAAATCCTGTAACAGCGTGTCGAAAGCCATTATTTATTAGCCTCATTTATTAGTTCTTCTGCGAGTCTCTTGCGTTGGCTATCTGAGAAAGTCCGGCCTCGTTTTTCTTCCAGTTTGGAAACAATATTATCAAAGTCGGGAATGATGGAGCTCTTGTCCTTAATATCCATCCGCCTTTTGGCTTCACCTTTACCGCCGTATTTGAACCCAGCAACAGAAGCTTGAGTGGTGTTGATAGCTTCCCATTGAATGCCCTGTATGATTGCGTCCTGTGTCTCTTTAGCAGACAGCGTGCCGCCTTTTCGTACTTGCTCCTGTTCGACAAACTTCTTGGCTGTGACGCTCAACTTTTTGATTTCGTCGGGGTCGGTAATACCAGCGTGAGCAAAGATTCCCTTGAGGGTATCTGACTGAATTGTTGCATGGTGAAGCGCCTGGGGCGTGGTCGTCTTCTTTCGTATATCAGACAGCTTTTTATAATCAGCGTGGCTTACTTGTCCCTCAACTCCGGCAAACTCTTCCTTGCTCATCTGGGCTAGCTTTTCGGGGTTGTTATAGTAATCGTTGAAAGCGGTATCCCATCTTTCTTTTCTGGCTTTGTCAATTTCTCGCTGGTCGTCTTTCGCGTTCCGCTTCTCTTCGTTACGTAGACGGCGTTCTTCGTTGGCGGCTGTTCTGCTTTCGGTGAGTTGTTTATGCTTATCAGCCCGTATAGCCCTGTTCTCGGTGTCTACTTTATCAAGTACCTTTTCCTGTTCTTCCTTGGTAAGGTTCCTAAATTCCTTTGACGCTCTGATTTCATTAACAGGGGCTTCCTGCTGTTTGTCCCAATAACCCCGCGCATAATCCATATAGACCGCGCCAGCGTTTGAAGCATAGTATTTCTTTTTAGAGTCTTCCCAATCGGCCTCACGGCGCTTTACTTCGGCTTTGGCAAGGTCTTCTGTTTTGGGTTTGAGGTTCATTGCTTCGATGGCTTTGTTTATTTTAACCCTGTCAAAGGGATCATTAACGTCTTTGGGGAAGAGGTCGGAAACCCCTTCAACTACTGATTTAACTTCGTAAGCGTCCAATGCCGGTTGCAGTTCGTGGTGCAAACGCGCCGATATGTTGAGGTTGATCTTGCCGCCAGCGTCCAGCGCATCCAACTGTTTCTTGGCTTCCATCGGGTCTGACAGTGCCAGCTTTTCAATAGCGTCCTTGTAAGCTGGGGCTGTGGCTTCCCTCACGGCGTCTGAATAAGTAGGGTTGGCCTGTGCCTTACCGTCAATCATTATCACGGGCGATATTTTACCCTTTAAGAAGTCGTGCGTGGCGGTCTCTATCTTCTCGATATCCTTTTCAAACTGACCACCTGGATTCATGTCTTGATAATGTAACCCTGCCTGATTCTGGTAACTATTAACAAGGGCAACGTGGTTTTTCTCTTCAAGTACTTTGCTCTGTTTGAATTGATGCCTTTGAAGGTCAAGATTGTAGGCAGCTTCATCCCCTGCCGTAGCTTGGGAGAACATCATCTTTTGATTGTTGTCTTCAATCCCATCGATGTATTTCTGCCGGAACTTCTTTAGCGCCTCCATACCTTGAGGGACGGCATGCATTGCGCTATCGCCCTCAGTTCTGAGGAATCCGCTTTCTATCTTGTAATCAGAATTACTGGGATCGCCGGTTGCTTTTAAATCTCCGTTCATCAGGTCAACAACACCTGTGTTGTAGTTGGCAACGTACCCCTTAGTTTTGGTCTTGTCGGCTTGTGCTTTGAAGTCGTAAACATCCGCACTGACACCCTGTAAAGTCTTACCGACATTCCCTAGCGCATCAATAGCCGGGTTGTTCAGCGATTGCCGGGGGGCACCGATTGCGGTTGTCTGTACGGATGATTCTGAAAGAGTTGGGATGTTCATCCTAGTTTCCCGCCCTGTGATTTCTGATATCCAAAGTACGCACTTGAAGCGCCACCAAGTAGGGTAGCCCCGGCGTTCATATTTCCTGCCGTCTTAGCCTGTTCGCCCTGCATCTCGTCAATCCCAGCTTGTGCCTGATATCCCCATGCAGTGCGTGAGGCGTTGTTTATTATTCTGAGGCTGTCAAGTTCTCCGAACTCTGTTGTCTGCCCTGAAAGAGTTAATGGTGTCCCTGTGGAGGGGTCGATGCCACCAGCACCAGCTGCCGCAACTCCAGCAGCCGCAATCTTTCGCGCCTGCAACTTTTTATCAGCGGCCTGCTGCGCCCCTACGTTCTCCTGGCTTATTGCGGCTTGGCGCTGGTTCTTGGCGTTCTGGTCGGCTGTGGCTTTCTGTGCCTGCCCTTGTTCATAAGAAACCGTTGCCGATACGGCTGTTGCGGCAACCGAAGTTCCTACAGCAATCCACGTTGCAGTGGAAATAGTACCCATCCATGCAAAGCTCATAAGAGTTTCCCCTGTTCTGCTATCAGGTGTTGATCGTATTCAGCCATTGTAAAACAGGCAAAGTAGTCCTCTATCCTGTCAATGTCCTCGCCTAATTCTTCCGGTTTGGCGTGAACTGTAACCCAAGTACACTCTTCGTGGATCTTCAAGAATCGCTGCGTACCGGCTAGAGTTTTAAGCATCTGCGGCGCTTCGTAATAAATAGCACCATTCTCGGAAACAACTGTACACGAGCCTTTAATGATGAAAGCAAAGTTCTCGCGCTTGTGGACTCTACTAACCCAATTAGAACCGGCAGGCATAGTGAACTCGCGGGAGTACAAGCCATCAGCGAACCTATGAACAGGCTCTACGTGGATTTGTATCTGGTCTGGAGACGTAGACATATACTCAACAGCAGCGGTGATGCTGTTTCTAAAGTTAATGTCTCTTGTCTCTAGTTCGTTCATACCGGCTCCGTGCTGTCGTAAACGTCCCATTCATAGCCGTCCTGCATACAGGCGATACGTTCAAGGGTAAGGGACTGCTCATGTTGTTTGTGATATGGCGCCCCCCTCAAGCTGACGGGGTCGTCATGGTCTGTGTGGTCTGCGTCCCATTTTTCGATTGATTCAAGGCTGATACCTTCTTTGTAACAACGGACAGCCTCCATGTATTCATGAAGAAGTATGTAGTGGGAAAACATCAAGTCCGGCATTTCCACGGCACGAATTTGCAATATATCATGCTCGTCTACCCAGTAATCACCGAGGCTGTTGGCGTATGAGTCCCGCATTACGCCTTTAGGGATGATGCGCATTTCCACGCGCTTGAACTCTTTGGCGTTCCTTTTTCTTATAGCTTCCGTTACGCCTGTTTTAAATGCCATTCATAACCCCAGTAACACGATTATTATTTTCGTAACACGATTCGTATACTAAATAAATATTCATGCCGTCTTGACAAGCAAAAAGTTGTTTTTGTGTAATGCCTCTTGACGGTGATCGCGTTCTACATTGCAAACTTCAAAGACCAAACTTAAAAACCTTTCGCCTCAACTCATCGGCTACTCTCTCAAAAATGGATAGGTGAAATCAAAACTTGCCCAATCCTAAAGATTCACCCGTTTCAATCGTTTCTGCGATATCCTCAAACACGTTGGCGTTATAATAAAGCTCGCGGCACTTCACGCGGTCGGCGGCTTCAATCGCCATATCCTGTGCGGCCTCCCTTGTATTACCCCATCCAACGGCAGCGCCGATTATTTCATCGCCATCCATCGGAATAATAAAGGTCTGCCCGTCGATCACACACTGCCGCCTGAACTTCACTCTATCCTCGAAACCCTTATCTACTGATACCGGAGTGCTCTCACTCATAGCCATTCCGCTTTTGAGGATGACCTGTGCTGCGTACTTGGCTCGTGGTGTAGGGGTTATCATCTCCCCGTTAGCGCAAGCCTTGATAATATGAGGAAGGTTGGTATACAGCGCGGATATTATTTCAGCCGGTGGGCTCCCTGCCCGTTGGGTTGCATCAAGGAAATAGGATTCACCTACCTTGAAACCATAAAGAGCTTCACATAATATCCGCGCTTCTGTAGACACCATCCCGCAGGTATCCCAAGCCTCATAGAATAGTGCCATACCATCGTTGATCTTTTTGATTGCTTTCGGCATGTCGGCAATGTTTACAGCCTTGCAAATATATCCCTCGTTCTTTTCCTCGAATCCGTAAGTTCCGATAGGTAGGTACTTACCACCAGATACAAACAAGTCGCAGCCGGTTTCGATTCCAGGCCAGCACTGTTCAACAATGAACTTGAACTCTTTACGGAAACATCCGAGATTATGTGCCAGTTCATCAATGGTCGTTTCGGAAGAATCCCAATCCTCGTGATACCAAGTTTCCTTGATACCGCGCCACTTGGAGTCAATCTTAACCCATAGATCATCGTGGGCTTGAAGGTGCTTTCTTAGTTCGTCAATACCGTACAGTGCTTTATAGGGGGGTTGCGGGAGTCCGGCCTGTGTCAATATCTCCTTGAATCTCAGCCTGTCCATTTCGATAATCTCAGACTCACCAGCACCAAAGACTTTCTTTCCCTGGCGGCGCAATCTTCGTTGTGCCGAACCATCCCCAACATCGAAGAAGGCTATCACGTCTGCCATGTCTTCGAAGTCCTGCACGTTCTCTGTGTGTGTTATCCCCTCGACGCAATAACCCATGTGGGCCTTGTCAGGGGTAGGGTTGTATGATCTCCAGTGAGTGCCGTATATGACGTTAGCAAATCCATCCTTGCCGCCCATAGCCTTTGCCAGTTCCATGAAGTAGCCATAGTCCTGAATAAGTATGTTTTGCTTCGAAAGGTCAGATATTGTCTGTTTGGCTGATTCGTTCACTTCGTCTCCATGTAAAACTTGATAAAAGGAACTTTGAACATTCCCATCGGTTCCGTCTCTCCAAATTGAAACCCCAGCCAGGCCAACCATTGAATCGCCTTTACGTTGTATACTGCGACACAATTCTCTAGTCTTGAATAGCATAGCGTCATTTTTTTGACAACGGGTTTACATCTTCTTAAGAAAGTAAGTTGGTGATTCTCAACCTCCACGGTAGATATCATCCACGGAAACCCGGTGTTAGAAAGAAAAGACGCGGGGACAACTCCAAACATTACCACTGGCACATCATCAATCAGCCACGTCCATACCAACCCTGAAGAGGCAAACGACCTTTCAAGTGCTTCTTTTGGCGACAGTAACATATAGTCGTACAGTTCCCGCCTGTCTGCATCCCGGACGTTTGCCGCAATGTGCGCTATATGCTCATGTTTGGCGGGGATGAGCTCAGCTTTCAATTTCCACCTACTTCGACTTGAGGTATTACCGCCAGAATAGACAGCGCCAGCGGGTTGGATTGTCTTACAAATATACGCCCTTTCTTGTCCCATCCGCAGGGGATATTTTCATCCAGAAGTCCTGTAATCAAATCAGTCGGTGCGCCGTAGTTCTCTGTTGACCTCTGGGTAACGGGTACAAGAGCATTAACGTCTGGGCCTACCATGAAGCCGCTGGACTTGTCCACGATCAGCGATACTGCATTGACAGCCTTTTTCTTGTCTCTAACGTCGGCACGTTGAGAAGCTATATCCAGAGTTTCAAAGTCGGATATGTAAGGCAGCCCGACGTGAACGACAAGGGCAGGGGTGTCGATGGTTACTGAACCTCCAGACACAACCTGTTGCGGTAAGACCATCCCATCAGCGAGGATTGAAACTATCTCACTGTTAAGATGGTCAAGCCCTGAGAAGACCGTAGCAAAGGTATTAGTCAGCCTGCCGTCATAGGTTAACCCGCAGTCAACGAAATACTGATCTCTCACGTCTTGGAACTGCCGGGGGGCCATGCGTTCAATACATCTGACAGTTTGCCCGTTCAGAGTCCGGTTGACGATAAAATATACAACATCTGTGCTTCCTTCTGTAATGCAACAGACTGATTCAAACTTACCCTGGGTGTCGTGTCGATGCCAGCCGGTTATCTGCTGTTCAGGGTTGAACGTAAGCCCCAAAAGGGCACCGTCACTCCTGACAGTCCAGACGCAGGCGTAAGGGATTTCCTGATATGCCCAGGCGTTGAGCGTCCAGAACTGGAATAAATGATTGCTCATAGTGGTAACATCTTGACCTATAAAGGCGTTTTCAGCGAACGAAAAACCCAGCGTCCTTACTTGAGTACCTTTCTGTTGGATGAATAAGGCGTAATTATTGATTCTCAGCGGCGCAACATCACTGACAGGGTTGGCACCTTGGAAGTTCAGCGTGATAGTCGAAGGGGTTATGACTCCACTTCCAGTCGCCCCGCCCTGAACCATGTAGATACCGCCTGATGTAAATATCAGCAGGTAGGTGAGTTCCATCATGTGCTTGATTGTATTGACCTGATTAGAAAGGACTTTATAGGTTATTGCGTCCGAATCAAGTACGGGGTTGCCTACGGAGAAGTCAGCAAACCCCCCTGTGGTGCTTAACCAGATATTAGAGGGCTGTCCGTTTGTACCGCCAAATAATTGACGGTCTTGAAAATAAGCCGTTGTTCCGGGATATACTTGCGAAGATCCCCACGCAGCAAGCGCCCATAGATAAGAAGGAATGGCAACGGAAGTCTTAGAAGCTGTGCCACCTGAGATATACGCTGTTGAAGTAAATAAGCCATTAAGATAAAAGTTCTGGCTATCTATGACCGTAATAACGAAAGTTCCGTTAGCCTCAATCGCTCCCAATATACCAGACAGGTTGAGTTGGTCGTTTGTGGCGAACGTGTTAGGGAATTGAGTTGTAACCTGTACCGGCTGGGAGGTCATTGAATCGCCGGTTACAACGTTTGTTACATTCACCAAGGTAGTTGCGTTGACTACCAAATCAGGGAGTCTTGAAATCACCGTGGTTGTAACGTGTTGGGCATCGGTAAAGCCGGTTATTTTGACTATCCCAAAACCAGAATGGAGATAGTTCCAAAGAACGCCAGGGTTGCCGTCGCGCTGTGATCCTTCTGTAACGGTTGGCCCTACTGTGCCGGTTGTCTCATTGGTCGCAGCTTGGTAGAAGTTATTACCAAAGACCACGATATCATTGATGGTCGTAACTTTATCCACTTCCCAAGCTGGGGTTGTGTCGTCTGGTGATTGCTGTATATAGAATTCAAGTCCCACCATATCAGCCGTGAATAGGTTGCCCGAAGCGGTTACAGTTACCCCAGCACCAGACACATTGGAAGCATAGACGGTTATCCCTTTATTGACGTTGATATCTTGGAAAGGCCCGTTGACGTTCAGAAATGGGGTTACTAACCACGTTGTTGCACCTATGCGTTCTATCTGCTGTGTTGGATATAAGGGATGACAAACCGTTATAACATCGGCTGATTGAGTGAATTTTAGTTGGTTAAGGTCAGTATCTTTCCACGGAGTTGTCACTACCAAGATGTTATTATTTGGTTTTTGTACCACACCTCCACCTGTCCATGTCAGAGTTGAGGGGGTGTTAGTTATCTGGATTGTATTAACATCTACAACAGTTACGTTCCAAAGAGTATTTGAACTTAATTCAGGAGCAACACCTGTAAACGAAACGAAATTACCAGTAGTGAACGGATGGCTGATCACAGTGAAAGTGGCGACATAAAAGGAGTCAACTAATGAAATTGATGCGGATGTTATACTATATGCCGAGGCTCCGGTTATTAACATGCCATTTGCAATAATCCGCATGGTCTTGTGACCAAGCTCTAAAACATAGGTCTGCTGGTTATTGTACTGAAAAGGTATAAGCCTTGCGAGGTGGGTTGAATCATTAACTTCGGAAATAAACTGAGTACCAGGGCGGTTATCTACTCCACCATACTTTGAAACTATCATGTTTCTACAGGTCTTGAGTCCTTTGTAGTAACCTTCAAAGTCTACTCTACCATAGAGGGCCGGGGCAATCTCTCCCTGAGTAAACGCGCTCTGGACTATTCCCTGAGTCAAAGTTAGCCCCTTGTTATGACAAATTCGCTATCAGGTTCCGGTCGCTCTTTCTGCTCGTTCATCGAAGATGCACCAGCTTTGAGTAAGGCCACTTCATAAGCTTTGCCGAGTTCTGCGGCGTACTCAGGATTATTAGCCAACGGCCCGACGATCTTGGAGGCCAGTAGAAGGGTTACGCAGTTGACGAAAGCAGGAGTCCACAAGGTATAGGCTGTGACTCTTGCGGTATACATCAGCGTGGCATTAGGCTCGTTGGTTGCGATAGCCAAGCCCCCGCCTTCTTCGTTCTCTACAGTCTGGAAGGGAACTTGATAAGCTCTTAACTGGCTCAACAGGTCGGCGTTTACTCCGGTCAGTCCGTTGACGTTGGTCGCACCTACGAAACCAAGAGCAACCAAATCAGAATCGGGCAGCGCAAGGTTTCTGATAATCTCCCTTGCCGCTAAGCAGTCAGCGGGTGATCCATAAGTAAAGCACCATCCCGGCGTCACGTTCGATATTAACTGAAGAGTTGAAAAGCGGGTTGCAAAGCCCCATGGCATATCTGATAAGCATTGATCTCTCACGGACTCCCAGAAGACGTTACAAGTCTGAGCCTGCACCGATGTATCATCCAGAGACTGAATGAAGCGAGAGACGCCACAAGAGGCCAGAGCCATGTTGTATATGCCTACCTGATTAACGGTATTCACGGTAGCATCCCTTTATGAGTAACCAGCAGGGCGTCAAGTTCTTCCGTCTTGGCGCCCTTGAAAAAAGGCACGTTCATTTCTTTCAGCTTAGCAATGATTCCCTTTCGGTCAAGTTCTTCCTGTTCTACGACTTTACCCTTTACGGGTTCTAGCCATGCGCGGTGGATGCCGTTGTATTCTACAATATCACCTTTTGATACTAAGCCGATATCTGGTAGATGACCATTAAATCTTGCTCTGAATTGACCCATGATAACCTCCGGTGTTTAGTGAGAGGGGCTATTGCTAGCCCCCCTGGTTGAACATCGGAAAATCAGTTCGGGTTGAAACCCTCAGCGTAGTAAGTCTGGAGGTCGGCGTTGGTTACGATGAAGGCCGAGAAGCTGCCGGTCGTTAGGTTGCCGTTTGCTACGGTAAAGTACACATCCAGATATTGAAGGTAAGCCGCCGGGTCAAGAGTCTGGATCATTGATATTCCTGCTTTGGTTAGCGCCGGGAATACCGTGAAGGTTGAAATAGTGTTGATGGAGTTGGTCAGCGCACTAGAGGCCGCTGTGGCACTGGTACGTAGTGTAACCGTAACAGTAGAGTCGCTGCCGCCGTCGGTCATTGCAGTAGTACACAGGATGATCAAATACAATTTGTCAGTGCCTACTCCGATATTACGGGCGAGCGTGAGGTCAATAATTCCCTGCGCGTTGGGCTGAACAGCGGTGCTAGCAACGGAAGCAGCCGAGGCTGTAATGGCCTGCTGCCATGCAAAAATGAGCTGAGAATCTAAAATCATGGGGTAACTCCTTTCGTAAGTTATTAGTTAGACAACCTGAGTTTCGGTTTCGATCAAGGCATCACACGACCGGATAGGGACTCCACGGCAGGAAGTAACCGGGCGACCGTAGACATCAGAACCGGATTTCAGGGTGAAGTTTGATTTCACCTGAGTCTGGAGGTCGAGGATTGCGGCAACTTTACGTGTGCAGTAAAAGACCGGGTTCGGCATCATCAAGGTCGGTGCTGCACCGTTGGCGGTCGAAGGGGAAAGACCGCTACGTACTTCGCCTACTTCGGGCGGTAGATGCAGGGCGGTCAGCATCAGGGCAATGAGATCGGCGGCACCCTGGCCGGTCTTGAGTGCATTCACGTCGATGTTGGCGATACGAACTACATAGCGCCAGTCCTCAACAGCAAGGCCAACGTTCCACTGCAACAGGTCGCCAACAGCGCGGAAGCGGTTACGGGAAGCGTCGAAGGCATCAAAGACGCCAAGATCTTCACGCTGCAATCCGCCTTTCTGACCCTTGGGGAAGATACCGTGGATGGTCATACCCGACCAGCCGATAAACCAGATGGAGGTAAGGTTACTTCCGGTGCCTTTGGCATCGATGATGTTACCACCGTTACCGGCAGACAGGGAGTTAAAGCGCGGGGTCAAGCCGTTGAACTGCTGCGGGTTGACAGTTGAATCACCGTAGAACAGGGCGGTTGAAAGCGCCTGATTCAGTGCTTCGATTGAACCCAGCATTTCTTTCAGCCGGAAGGTTGCCGAGTTACCGTTGAAGTCGGCGGCGCGTTTGTCGATCTCGGTACGCTGTTCGAGCATTGCGCAGGCTTCCATGACTCGTGCATAGGTGGACTTGGTAGCGGGAACGCCCTGATACCATGAAGTCCATGTAGCAGCTGGAAGGCCGGTACGGACATTAACCTGATGGCCGAGGTTGGTATTGCCTTCAACGAACGGCATGTCCAACAGGATGGGGTTTTTCTGCTGCAAAAGCTCTACGATTGGGGCGGTATTGCCTTGGGGGTCCAGCGTCGATATTACATCGATCATGTTGGGGTATGCTCCGGTTCCGTCGATAGCTCCCATGAAGACGGTAAGAGGCAGGCGGATGATTGCCTTGATATTCAGGCAACCAGACAAGAAAGCAAGCAGTTTACGAATCATTGTGTATCTCCTTTGGGCGGGTTGTTATCCCGCAAGAAAGTTGGTTACTGGAGTGAGTACGATCCGGCTGTACACCCTGAGAAGTTCGCAAAAGGGGTAGCCGAGTTCTTAGCCCTGATGAACAGCGTACCTGCTACTCTCAGCACAGTTTGGACATAAGCGCCCTTTGCCGAGGTCGGCATAAGCCTCACGTTACAGGTTGTGCCGCTGCCGCTTTCCACTGCAAACATAATGTAGTTGGACAGATTGACGGTAACGCTGTTTACGGTCAGGGTTGTGGCTGTGGTGCCGTCCGGCGCGAACACCTGAATCTTAGCCGGGGAAATAATGGGGAACGGTTCAGTGGACAAACCTGTAGCAAGAGCCGAGGTCGCCATTGCCAGTACTGCGATGATAGTCAAAAGGTATTTCATATCTGCTCCTTTCTTACTGTAGATGTAAAACGCTTGTCGCACTGGCTGTGCCAGCACAACTGGAATAGTTAATGTACTTTACGCTGCCGGAAAGAAGGTAACTATGAACCATACCGGCAACAAGAGACTCTTGGACATAAGAGGCCTTAACGTTGGTATTCATCAGCCGGATGTAGCATGTCCCAGATCCTTGGAAAACGAGGTCATACCAGATTTGATTTGTAACCGTCTTGGTATGGCTGTAGCTGTCCGTTATCAGGATAGTCTGTAGCGGGTCAGGACTCGCTCCTAGTGCGCCATCTGCGTAAACCCCTTGGTTAATATACGGGACGGCATAGGCGGTTACAGCGGCTAACAGGATGAGTGAGACGATAAATGTTTTCATATTTCCCTCACGATTTAGGCAGGCCGGGGAACATACGCTCTGCCAGTGTCTTCTGCTCTGTTGTATTGCCCTTGATTCTGTCTATAGTGTCCTCAGTCAGCAACGGTGCTATCTTGGCAAAAGCCCTGATAAACTCAGGATGATTACCCAGCCCGTAAAGATCGAACACCGGCTTGAGCGCGGGGTTGACGGTATTCACAGCCCGTAAAGCGTCCTCTACAGACTTGTCAAACTTCGCGCCGCCGATTTCAGGGTCTTTTGTTGCTGCTGCTTTCCAGCCGTCAACCTCTGCCGCCCAGGCGTCCTGCTGTTTCTTGATGATAGCAGGGCCTAGTTTGGTGCTGAACATATCTACCAACTGTTGCGCCTTGGCTTGAGTCAGGCCCAACTCCTTGAATTCAGGAAGGGCGATATCAAGGAAGGTCTGTTCAGGTTCCAAGCCTTCGGGGGCGGTGAATGCCGCGTACTCTTCCGGCACTTCATTAGCCTTTGCTTCTGCGGCCTTGGTTGCATCCTCTGCGGTACGCTGTTCGTCCGTGAGTGACGCTCTGCGAGCCTCTTCGGCTTTTGAGTCAGTGACAGATTCTTTCTTTGCTGTAACCTCTTCTGGAGAGAACAGGGCAGTCAGATCATCGGCTGCGGCAGTTGTATCCGTAGCCTGAGTAGTACCATCCGTGATCGTGGTGTCAGTCGTTGTCGTCTGACTGTTCTCGTTCTGTTCTTCTTGCATCTTCGTCCTCCTTGTCCATCTTTCGCATGTCGTTGTATGCTTCGGGGTTGATTCGGATTACTTCGTTCATTAAGGCGTTTCCGATAGACCTCATTCCTGCGTTGAAATAAGTAAGGTTGGCGTTATCGAAGTCCACTCCGGTACGGTTGACTCCTGTCGAAATCAGCAGGCGGGATATAAACCGCTTGCCGTATATTGTTTTCAAGATAGACCGTAAGTCGTCTTCGTCGCGCTTGGCTATGAATTCGGCAGTGCTCATTGCCCAGTCATACCTTTAACCATATCCCCTAGATTGTTCTGGTCAGTCTCTCCAATTGCCTTGCCAGCTTGTGCCATATCCTTTGCAGGTTTCGCCATTGCCGCCATCTGTGCGGCCTGTTCCTTCTTGGCCCTGGCTTCACGCAGTGAGGTGACTTGATCCTTGTTCCTGATGATGTTGGGGTTGATGCCATGCATATCAGCGTAAGTATCTACGGCTTCATCGGTATCAAACTTGTCCAGCACCTTCGGGTCAAGACCGGCAAGCGAGCCGATAAACTCGGATACCTTTTCGATGTTGGCAGTGCCAAGCAGCTTCTGAGCCTGTGCCAGAATAGACGTGTACTCAATCTTCAACGTCTGCCCTTGGAGTGATTCAGGCGGTGGGGGGATAAGACCACGGCGCATTGCTATACCAAACGTCCTCTCGATGAGAGGATCAAACAATTCATCGTTGTCTCGTTCCATTACCGGGCCAAGTATCAGCACCTTCTCGCTGTGGCGCTCTTCCACCTCACGCGCAGTCATGTCGGGGTTGTCAGACTGTGACAGCATCGACATCATATCTTCGAAGTAGCAGCGTTTGATGAACTGCTGGTAACGTTGAATCTTTATGTCAATCTCTTTTATAGAGGGGTTGACTTCACGAACGGGCCGCGCTCCGGCATGAGAGGTGGCGGCTAGATTGTCGATGTAGGTTTCTCCACCGGGCAGCATACCCCTGAACGTATTACGCAGTGAGGAATCAATGAGATAATGGGGTCTAACATAATGGTCTACAGCTTGAGTCTCGCGCTTGTCGGCTAGTTGCAACGCCCGATTAGAGCCTAAAGAGTCTATGCCTGGACATGCCGTACCATACGCGGACTCGTCATAGAGATCCCAGCGAGGCGCAAAAATGGGGAATTCGTCAAAACCGGACTTCTGGAGGATCCTGCCCCAATCTTCGCCCCACTCAAACCATACGGAACGGACAGGCTTGTTCATCTGATGGATTGAGAACTTGTCGCGGGAGTCGTTCGGTTCGATAGCGTGGCACACCTGGATCTCTGATTCGTACTGCTGAGAGTCCCACATAGTTCTGACAGTAGGGCTCACGTTGTCCATGCCGAACCGTTGCACCAACTGTCTGACGGTCATCGGATACAGCCGATACATTGAATCACAGCGGTTGTGCTGATCCATAGCAATTAGGAATTGACCGGGCATGAAGTGGTGAAACCTTACAATGGTCTTTTCGTCTTCCAGACAGGACATGCAGGCAGTACCAAAATCCCCTTGATCGCCGTAGATCATCGGCAGGACTTGATACAGGTTTGATTTGGTGAATATGTCGCGGAGGATGGATTCAACTTCGTACAGCCAGCCCTTAGCAGAGCCGTGCTCGTTTAGGTGAGGGTCGGGAGTTGCCAGCTTGAACCACGGACGCGCCGGAGAGGTGAGTCCAGCCATAAGGCCGCTGCGAAGAGTACGGGACGCTAGTGTAGCAGTTGGATCGATTATCTGGGTATCGTTGCGAGTGCCCTTGAAGTACTTTGTTGTGGAGGTGATACGGACGGAGTTAGGTCTTACGTGGTCAGAAACATCCTGCCAGACGGGAAGAAAGGAGGCGCGTTCGTTCTCCATCGACGTGTAACGCTGTTGGAAGTGCTCACGCAGTTTCCAGTTCTCAGACTTGTCTTGATGCGTTTCGTCTACCATTATCCCCCCGCTTGTGCGGGCACTGAGGTAACTACGGTTAAGCCCCTAGCAAACTCTTACTTTGCAACTTCTGCATCCCCGCAATGCCGCCACCGTGGGTCAGGTCGGTGTTACTCGCCGCCGCCCTCTGCCGCTGCATAGCCGCCTGTTGAGCTGCCACTACGTTGCCTTGTGCCTGCTGGGGTGCTGGTGCAGGCATTGGTGCTGAACTTCCGCCACCACCGAAACACATAATTGGCTCCTAGTGACATTATATTGACACTTGACATATCATCTTTGTTAGCCGCTGTCAATATTTATTATTGGTATGGGTTGTAGTCCCGCTGGACTTGACTCTCGTTACCCATCAGCGGACTGTTGTCAGGCAGCTTCTTGTACACAGGAAACGCAAACGACAATATCCATGCGTCAAACTTGCCCGGTGAACGCCCCAGCCGCTTCTTGATGAGCTTCTTGTCCTCTAGTTGAACTTTGCCATCAGTGCGAGGGACAGTCTCAGGGCAGAGGATATCTTGATACAATTCAGCGTCATTACCGATACTGCCGCCATCCTTGAGCCACTTTTTGCCATCGTTAGCCATCTGAGCGCGTTTGTTAAGAAAGCCTGGGTCTGTAGACTCGCCGCCAAACCATACGAGTTGCCACGACCTGCCCCATGTCCGTCCAGCAGATACAATACCTGTGCCGTAACCAGCATCTATGAACACAGCGTCGGCTTTGTTGTCGTCCTCTATCTGGGCTATTATCCCGGCAATCTCAATATCGTTATCGTTCTTGGGGATGGTACGGAGTATTTTGAATGTCAGCCCTTGCCGCTTGCCGATCTCCAGCATATCGTTGCCTTCCCATGCTGGATCTACGGTGATGATGATGGGGGCAAAATTAAACTGGTCTGGTCTTAGTTCTCTTTGAAACGCCGCGTCAACATCTGCCACGGAGTAGAATTGTTTGGCGGACATATTAGGGAACATGCCCCGGACACGGACTTTAACAAAATCACTGTCAATCCCGTAGTCAGCAATCCACTCGTCAATTTTGGCTTTGTTGCTGATCTTGGCGCTACGACTGTCAATCTGCTTTGTAATCCAGCGATGTTTGAACCTGCCAAAACACTCCTTGAACCGGCCTGCATTCTGAGTAGGGTTGCCGAACGCCAGCCAGATTATTTCAGTGTCAGCATCGACAAGGGCGCCCTCGGACACCTCCCATATGATATCTGGAATTGCGGAGGCCTCGTCAAACACGAGAATGATACGCTTACCTTTATTGTGGAGCCCCGCAAACGCCTCGGAGTTATGTTCACTCCACGGTATCATGTCGGCTCGCCATGTCTCTTTGTGGCTGTCTTCAATCGCGTGTAGGCTGGTAGCGTTATATTTGAACCAGTGAGAACATATACACTGGCGATGCCACTTCTTTAATTCAGGCCAGGTCTTTGTTTTAAGCTGGGTCTCGGTGTTGGCTGTGACGATGATACGAGTATTTTCGAACGTTGACAGCCCCCAGAGTATCAGCCAGCATAGAAGGGCGGTTTTCCCGATATCATGCCCTGAGGCTATCGCAATCTGTATTGCCTGGTCGAGAGTCAGCAGGCCATCACGGACGCATTGTAAAACTTCCGTCTGCCAATCGTCGGGGCCTGTCTCGTTTAACAGATCACCGCTGCCCCACGCAAAAGAGTACAAAACCCATTTATACGGGTCTTTGCTCATTTTAGCCATGTCATTGATTAATTCGGCTTCCAAATTTACCCTAGGAGAGGTTTTCAAGCGAGGGGCCATAGTCAGCTATGGGGTGTTTTGGAGGTTAGAGCGTTCTCTTGCAGACTTCATCAGTTCGGCCATTGAGTCGGAAACCTCATGGACAACGACATCGGAGAACAGTTTGAGGTGTCGGCCAAGCCGCTCTAGGTTCTGCCCACGGTCTGCAATCTTAATCTTGGTAATTACGGCTATGCCATCGTCTCCTTCTCCGACAACCTTGTGGAACGTTTCAATACCGCCGATAACAGCCGCGTCATCAGGGTCTAGCTCGTGTATTGGCTTGAGCCTGCCGTCACTGTCAAACAGGTTCCGTGAGTCAGAGAATGCCAGTTTAGCCAATCCCTCAAGAACTTTATCGGCGTTTATCTCAAGCCGTTTGTTCCTCTCCACCCTAAGAGCGTCAATTCTTTGACGAATGTTACCTTTTGCAAAAACCTTTGACGATGTTGTCCGGGCTACATCATAAGAGCTACCTGGGTACACCCGCATATAACAACGCACTTGATTCTCATCGCAAACAAACTCACGACAAAGCCACTCCTCTTTATCCGTGAGCGGCTCTAACAACGTCTCTTTGGCTGTTTTTGTCTTTGCGGGTTCTTTCATACTGCCTCTCTGTGAGACTTAGATGCCCGTAATATTAAGGCATAATTATTTTTGATGCAATGAAAATAATCTATTGACAACTCTTTGCAGTCGCATTACTATCTAACTGTAGCTATTATGAAACCATCGAAAGGAGATAATTATGAGTAAACCTGTTGTAATCACCCTGCGCGTACCTGTTGATCTGCATTTTGACCTCAAAGCAGCATCCAAGAAGAGGGGTATGAGCCTTGCGGCGTTTGTAAAGGATGCCGCTTACGACAAGCTCAAGGAAGGAGTGGCAAAATGAGACAGCCTTTGTTTGACTATTGGGCAGATATGATCCGGCAGTGGTTCCGTATCGGCTCATCGAGGGGCCTCAACACGGAAATTTGCATGGTAGTCTACAACCACTATCCGCCATCCCTCCGGCAGTATGCTGCTAATGAAATATGGCTGCGGTATGTCCAGCTTGAATTCGGAGTGACGCCATGAAATACCTTATCCTGATCGCCCTACTCTGCACACTTGCTGTACAAGATGATACCAGCCAGGATGATTTTCTGTGTAATCTGGCTGATCGTGAGGACTGTAGCAAGCCCACGAATATCTGCCATGATGATGTTGATTTCTCTGATTCTGCTGTTTTGTCTCCAGAGGTGGAGATTCCATCTGATGCTGAATTATCAAAGACCGACGAGAAATAAGTTACTGAATTATAACAAAAACATGGAGGTTTTGCAATGAAAAAAGTAGAATTAACAACAACATTTGCACAACTTAAAACCTCATCAGCCTACGAGTCCGGTTACAAAAAACTGGACGCTTATTTGGGTGGTATCACAAAGTACGGCAAAAATACCCCCATCAACCTGTTGACCATACTCGAAAGCAACGGGGTTGATGATTGCCTGTGGTCGTTGAGGGCCGTAGACCATCCAGAACGGGACAGAATAGCCCGTTACATCGCCTGTGATTGTGCCGAATCTGTGTTGTGGATTTATGAGAAATATAACGCTACCGATAAACGGCCTCATGAGGCCATAAGGATAGCCCGGCTCTTTGCCGATGGCAAGGCAACAGAGGCAGAAAGGGCTGCTGCGAGGGCTGCTGCGAGGGCTGCTCAATCTCTCATTGTCAGGCAATATCTAAAATAAAGGAGCCACTATGATGTACCACGGTATCGCACTTCGGCGGCGGGGATGGAACAAGCCCCGCTCAATCAAATTTATGGCCGTAGCGACGTTTGCGTTAATTATCCTATGCTTCCTATTGGCTCACTCACTTTCGAGGCTTGACGGGCTGCACAGGGGCATTCCTATGTCACAAAGTGAGAAGGAGGATATCAATAAACGAGTAATGGCGAATTACCGGCATGGGGTTGATATTTTCGTAGCCAAAATTAAAAGCGGGGGAGTGAAATGAATTTTCTTAAAGCAGTGAAAAGTTTGCAGGAGGGGCTTTGCGAGGGGATAAAACATCCCGAGTGGACGCAAAAACACGCCCCCCAGCATTTAGTGCTCTCAGATAATGAAAATGAACTAGACTGGTCGAACGAAAACCTCTACTTCACTTGCCAGGGTAAGGAATATTTCTGCAAGTGCCTGTAACGATCCCCGTGCATCATATTTGGGCGTCATCCTTATCTACTTGTCGGGGGGAGATCTCTTCCCCCGGCTATCCTGCTTTGGAGGTGTCCTTATGAGTAAACTCTATTTCCACCGGCCTGAAGAAGTTCCCCCCGTTCGTATCCTGAATGCCTACCTGCGTAAATATGTCGGCGCTGGTATCGGCGAAGAGTGGAAAGCAATTTTGGAAGTTGGTTACTTCGGTGCCTGCAACGTGATCCACGATGCCCTGGTGAAACGCGGTCATCTCGTGAAGGGCCGCCTGGTTGGCAACTATCGTTACTACGTTCTTTCCGCGAAAGGAAAGAAGTGGCTGGAACCCCTCGAAATGAGATCCCGCATGTTTTAGAAAGGAGTCAATCATGGCCCGCAAATCAAGTTACGATTTCAAAGACTTCCCGGTGAAGGTTGGCCGCGAGGTTGGTAGCCTTCGCATGTACTTCAGAAAGAGCGCCTGCGATATGAACGTCCCCCACGATGAACTGCGGTATGCCGGTTGGCTGTTTGTCCTGGATAACGGAAAGATGCCCATGTCGACGAGCGATTGCCTGCCAGGCGCTTCTGGTCGCTGGAACGATGCCTATGACGGCCTGTTCGACTTCCTGCCGTTTGTCCGCCGCGCTGCTGATCCCGGCTACGATATCTGGAAAGGAGTCAAGTCATGAAGCTCGCCAGCGCCGGTAACAAGGCCGGTATTGAAGCGATGATCAATAAGTATTTCTTTTCCACGAATTACATCGTTACCGCCGACAACAGAATTCACAATCCCGTGACCGGGAAGTTTATGGATAGCTTCTCGGTCTCTGTCAAAAAGTCACGTTGGATATTCGAGAACAAAATCTGATATAAAGGAGATCGTCATGAACAAAGTCGAAGAACTTGCCATCCTGTCCGCCGCCGCCAAGAAGCTCGGTAACGATTCCTACCTGGGGGGAGCCCTGCTGGCCCTGCTGCCGTTTGTTGAATCCCAGATGCGCAGCGACATTTTCCCGGACCTGGCCGGATCGATCCGCATGCTGGAAAACGATATCGTCGAGAACCGCAAGAGCCTCAAGTCCCTGGAAGAACGGATCGCCGAAAAGAAGATGGAGCTGGGAGCCCTTGAGTCGTCTGTCATCAGCGCCAAGCGCGTCAAGGAAGAGTCCTCTTCGGCCCTTCGTGAGATGATGAACAAGCTGTCTTACTACGCCAGTTAGAAAGGAACTGTTATGAACCTGATAGACAAAGCCGTCATGATCGCCCTGAAGGTGCATGGCGGAAAACTGGATAAGGCGGGCGTTGCATACATCATGCACCCCGCCGCCGTGGCCGCAAAAGGCCGTAACGATGCAGAACGTATCCTGGGCTGGCTGCATGACGTGATCGAAGATAGCCCGGAAGAAGTCAAGGCGATGGTAATGGCTGAAATCTTCGACGAGTTTGGTGAAGAGATCGGCAACGCCCTGGACGCGATCAGCCGCAGAGTAGGGCCGCTCCGTGAGTTGTACCTGGCTGAATACATTGTCCGTGTTGACAAGAACCCGCTGGCCCGTGCCGTCAAGATCCACGACCTGCTGCACAACAGCGACCTGTCACGTATTGCGAATCCTTCCCATGAAGACTTGTCCCGCGTGCATCGTTACCGTCGAGCGCTGGATTACTTCGGCATTCCCTTCTAGTGCATCACTTTTCAACGTGTTCCTTATCTATATGCCGGGGGAAGACCTTCACCGGCTATTTCATTTTGGGAGGTGTCATCATGAAAGCGTCTAACGCTGGTCTTCGTCGTCGCGTCTATGCTCCGGGTTTTGTATCACCGGCCCGGCTTTCCTTCAATGCCTATGACAGCAAGCTGGCTGCCGAAAGTGAGGACTAACATGAAACTCGCATCTGCTGGTCATGACTGTCCTGATTGCAAAGAAAAGAGCTGGTTCAAGACTGTCTTCGTCGCGTTCGTGAAGAGCGCTGGCAAATCGTATTCCAAAATGCACTGCCCGGTATGTGATAGTTACTTTTACATGCTGGCGGAATAGGGGAGGGTACCATGGCAACAAATAAAGAGGTGGCAAACATCATCCTGCAGCAGCTCGGCGGTAGGAAGTTTATCGCTATGACTGGTGCCAAGAACTTCGGTTGCGACAACAACATGCTGGGTTTCTCGCTGCCCCACATTGGAGGCAGTAAGGTTCGTTCTCGTCGTCTGTCACTGTGTCTTCCTTTAACTTACGCTGCACCGGGCGGGCCGGTGAGCTTGATGTTTTATTTCTAACCCGAATGTTTCCCGGATTGTCTTTGCGGCATCAGGCCCGAACTCATGTGATGATGCTATCTGGTAGCAATCCCTGACCGCGCTCATTGTTGTTGTTTCGATAGCCTGTCCAATTTCGACCTCTACGCAATCCAGCGGGTCGCCACTATCGCAACCGGAGCAGTCGGCGCCGTACTCGGTATGGAGAAAATTGAGCCCTTCGCTCCATCGTTCAGCCTCTTCTTCGCTGCCAGCTTCGCAACCAGCCAGAAAAGCCGCCTTAATCCAACGGTAGTTGACTGTAGCCCCGCATATTTCTTTATTGTTTTCGCACCACTTTTCAAATTGGACACTCATAAATCCTCCCACGAAATATAACAAAACGTAGCAGCAGGCGATGAAGCCCGCTGCTGTACTTAAGCCGTTCGTCGCCCCTGCGGGGCAACGAACGGGGCGGCGGATGAGCAGCTGATGAAGGCCGATTCAAACCCGCGCCACGGCTTGCCGCCGACAAAATTAAATCAATCGTACTTCACACCGCAGAAGGGGCAGTAAGCGTGCAAAATAGGGACATCTATCGGCCTTTTCTTCTCATTCGTTTCAACTCGCAGAGTAGAATAGCTGACCATTTTCATAGTCACTTTCCCCTCAGCACTTCTGACCATCGGAAAAGTGATTTCTCGGAAGTCGGAACTTTTCAATGTAGCCTTATGCTTTTCCTTCAGCCACTTTTGAAGCTGCTCTCCATCACCCTTTCCAATTTCTTTCATACAGTCACACATCGTCAACCCCCTTATGGCCTTCGGCCAGCAATCTGATTCACAGGCGGCGCAGGTCTGAATCGACCCCTGACACACTGCTTTACATTGGTTTGTCCGCCCCTCCGGGGCGTCGAACCAACGGATAGAGACAGACACCCCGCTGCGCGGGACAGCTGCTCATCCGCCGCCCCGTTATATTACTCTGCAACCTCGTGCCGTTCTTTCCCACACCACGGACAAAACTTGAACGGCTTTCCAGTGTATCTCGCGCCGTGGATGTATGCCATCGTTTGGGCAGAATCAATCTGCTTAATACCCTCTTGCCATTCAAGGCAATCACACTGAGACAGTTTCATTTTTCGGCTCCTTCTCAGCCATTTCCTTGTTGGCCGTACTCGTAAATTTGATCACTCATAAAAGTTCCCCTCCAAGCGGTAACTCCCCCCCAGGGATGGTTAGTCATTAACTTACCCCCTCGAACCGCTGAAATGCCCCTAGCCATACAGTAGGAATTGAGATATTGCGCTCCCCGTTCCTCTGTTTTTCGATGATGATTTCTGATTTTGCTTGATGCTCCCATAGGTTATGCTCATCCGTGTCAACCCTGTCCCGGCATTTCTGGCAGTAAGAGGAAGGCCGGTAGGGGAAGAGAATAACGTCTGCATCCTGCTCGATCTCTCCTGAATCTCTGAGGTCTGACATGAGGGGCCGCTTGTCGGGCCTACCGTCTACCGATCTATTGAGTTGAGACAAGAGAATAACAGGCACGTCCAGTTCTCTGGCAAGTTTCTTTAATCCTCTGGATATTTCCCCCATCGTCTGCACACGGCTTTCTTTCGATGGTACTGAAATGAGCTGGAGATAATCGACAACCAACAAGTCAAGGCCAGCCCGTTTCTGCCGTTTAGCCTTCGACCTTATATCGTGAAGGGTAACCCCAGGGGTATCATCAATCAACAGCTTCCAGCCCATAATCTCGTCGCAGGTTACGCTATGGTTTCGCCATTCATGGTCTGTTAATTGTCCGTTGCGTAAGTGGTGCAGCTTGATGTTTCCACGATCTGCAATAAACCTGTCCGTAATATCATTCCGAGACATTTCAAGGGAAAAAAGCATACTGTGGAGATTAGCTACGCATACCGATCTTATTACGTTGCCGGCAAAGGCGGATTTACCCATTGACGGGCGACCGGCTACCACTATCAATTCTCCACGGTGCATCCCGTTTGTCGCTTTGTCTAGTGCATCAATACCCCAAGAAAGGCCATGTAGTTTCCCTTTGTTGTTGTACCGGCTTTTCAGCCGTCTCGCTGATTCTGTAATTAACTGAGGCGCGGCTACGGGGTCGCTTCCTCCTTTCGTTACGGTCTGGGCTATGTCAGATTCCAGTTTTTCAATAACTTCACTGGACGTGCTGCCGCCGTAGATCATCAACTCAACCTCTTTGGCGTTTTGGAGCAACCGGCGTTCCAATGCTTTTTCTGCAACCTCCCGGCTGTAATAAGCGATGCTGCAAGCCGAAGGGACGTAATCAATCAAAGTTGCTAGGTACGCCGCGCCCCCTATCTCCTCAAGCTCTCCCACCCGCTTAAAATACCCCTGCATAGTTATCAAATCACAAGGCTCGTTTTTCCCAGTGAGGTGCATCAGTCCTTGAAATATCTTCCGGTGAGCTTCTCTGTAAAAATCGTCTTGTGAAATGATACCTAAAGCAACATCGATTGCATCGTGGTTAACGAGTATGCTGCCGAGTACACCCATTTCACTTTCAAGGCTCTGTGGCGGGATATGTCTGTCAGTTTGCATATTGTGCCAGCCTTGCTTTTAGTTTTGGGTCTGGGGTATAGGCATCACGATCAATTATCAAGGCCGGTGTATCGATGTTCTTTTTCTTATCGTTACCATGCCATGTTCTGACCATTGCTTTCCAATCTTTCGCTGGGGTTTTGAGTTTTCCGATTACCCACCCTTTAGCAGTGTTAGAATCAACAAAGCTTTGAGGGTCGCCTTTATAGCCTATTTCTTCCATATAGGTTTTGACCATTTCAGCCGTAGGCGGTACAAAGACTTTCTTTTTCTGTTTCTCTATCTCTATCTTAGTCCGGACACTGTCGGAAGTTTGTCTGGATTTTTTAGAGTATTCGTCGCGGTATTTCAACAAGTTAGGTATAGAGATTGTCAGTACATTATTGATAGATAGTTCGTAGATTAAAGGTACATTAGAGGGACATTGTGCATAGATTAAAGAAAGATCGTGCAAAGTCACCACTAAATCTCTGAACTTTTTGTGATGATAAAACCCTGATATTCTTAACCAAACGGTCATTGGATAAGTGACAGAACATTTATCATCATCCTTCCCTGTCTGCTTGCCTATTATCTCAAGGAGCAACCACCAGAAACCATAACCTTCAAGGCCATGCTTACTAATGACCTGGGCTAATTTTTCGTCCTCATGCGAGTCCGTTATATGTTTGAACCACCGCACCCGCTATGCTTCTTTATAGCTAATTTCTGCAAGGTAACGCTTCAAGGCATACCTAGCTATCTGCTCGGGTTTGTAACCTGAATCAATACAGCGTTGCATCAGTGCTTGCGTGGTTTCATCATCAAGGCGGTAACTTACAACGAACTTCATCGGTGGCCGGTGCTGTTTACCCACTCCAAACATATCATCCCCTTTTAAAACAAAAAATCCGGCTAGAACCTGGCAGGGTTCTAAACGGATTGGTTATACGGTGTCTAGCTGCCACTAGGGAAATATTAAGTTGTGCTAAATCAATATCAGAGCTTGCGGCCCAATGCAATAACTTTTTTACCGCGCCTCAAATTCTATAAGTTTTGCAATCTCTTTCTTCAATCTTTTTCTGCGCTCTGCGCTGCTGCCGGTTGGTTGGAATGGTGGTCACGAGGCCGCTGTCCATCTGGTTGTAAATGGCTTTGGTAACGATGGAAATAGTACTCATTTTTTAGTCCTCCATAGTGCAACCAACCCCAGCGCCCAATCCATTAGTTATCAATCTTTTATCTTTTGGTAGGAATGATTCAGCTACCATTAGACCGCAAAAAACCTGACCGTTATGGTTGATAATACATGGACATGGGGCAGAAACGCACTGTTCATTTTCAAACAAAAGTTCAGCCGGTTCACATAAAGAAGATTTGCAACAAGTGCCACAATGATTACAGTCCTGTCCCGTTGGTGGTTTTACCATTGCCGTCCCTTTCTCGATATTTCTCGGCGGTCAATTCAAGCTTCAACACACCAGCGCCAAGCGGATCTTTCACCCCGTAACGAGTGAGCAGCTTGATCGTCATATTCATCACGTCCAGGCATTCTTCGATACGCATTTCAAGTGGCTTTTCATAAGCAATAACTTCCGCCAGCTCTTCCATTTCTTCTAAGCATTTGCATTCTACATCATCCAAATCGGCATTGGGGCAAAATTCCCGGTCGAACTGTTCATAATGTAGCAAAAATTCGGCAAATTCCATGTTACGCCTCCTGTGTTTTGAGTTGCCTCAATTTCAATTTGTATTCTGTGATAATCGCTTTTAAATCATCTATAGTCCACTTGGCTGCCTTGTGGGAGCCTTCAAGTTCTTCTACGGCATCAATGCCTATCTTTTCAATCAAACGCTCTCTGTAGCCCTCTGAGACGGTTTTACCTTTATGGGAGAATTTACCTGACCCAGCGTTGCATGACTTCAATTGTTTATGGCAGTTATTTTCAGTGAAGCGCAATTCAGGATATGCCCCTACAGTTAGGAAATGCCCCGCGTCGAAATCACCGCCATACTTACCCATTACTTTCGGCCACTCCCCGCAACAGATACATGGCAGGTCTTTGTCTCGATATCGGATGTAGGCATTGAAAGCAGCTTGGGCTAATGACACCCATTTCTGGCGTGTCCTGATTTTTACCTTATCCGCCGCAGTCTGCTTTCTGGCTTTTTTGGCCTTCTCTCGCTGCATTAACTCAATGGCACAAGCAGGATTAGAACAGGTACGTTGGCTGATAGACCACTTTTTGTATTCACCTTCGCACCCTTCACTTTTTATACGGCAGCGGGTTAGTCTCATAATTCAAAGGTTTCGGCTGTGGCAGATTCCATTAACGATAAAAGATTCCCTTGTTCGTGTTCTTCAACTTCGGCAAAGCTAACATTTTTAACCGCCTGCCGATAGTAAGATTCTTTCAGTTCAAAACCAATTCCCTTTCTTCCTAGTGACACAGCCCCGTAAACTTCCGACCCTACCCCCATAAAAGGAGTCAATACGACTTCGCCGGGGTTTGTTCTTAACGTGATAGCCCTTTCGATAACGTCAAGCTGGAGGGGATGTACGTGTTTCTCATCTTCGGAATCACGAGCCTCTCTATAAGGCAACACCCTAGCAATCCGTATATCATCCCAAAACGAAGAGGCATATTGTCTCCATATCCAATGAGAGAAACGGTTTTCTGTCTGCTTTCCTTCGTGGCCCTTGAAGCATTGAATGTCAGCAGGCATTACCCTTTCGCCGATGTAGTTCAAAAGTCCTACAGGATGGGTTACGGGGATAGGATTGTCACCCTTGTTTCTGAAAAGCAGTAGGTAGTCCATAGAGGCCACGCCGCAAAGAGTGGAGTCAAGGGTTAGGGTTTGGTGTGCAAGGTTCTTCTGCATCGTTCTGAGGCGTACTGCGAGGGGTTCTTTCCATATCCCATGACGGCCTATGTACTCCAGTCCGTGTTTTTGATGAAGTTTAATAATATCACCGGGGAAGTCGTTATAGCTGTCCCTGCCGCAGTTGCTGTTCGGGGTGTCCATGCAATGAACAGCCGTCAACCGGCCCGGGAGGGTGATTCTTGCAATCTCTTTGACAACAAACTCGTAATGCTCGAAAAACTGTTCGTAGCTGTCGCAGTTTGAAAGGTCTTGCTCGTGGCTGGAATACTGATACAAACCGCAAAAAGGCGGTGAATAGATTGAGAAGTGTACTGACTTATCCGGCAATCCCTGCATACCAGATACACAATCTCCGTTCACGAGCATATACTTGTCTGTGGTGGTTTGTTCAATTACATTAGCCATCTTGGAACCTCCAGAACATTATTGAAATGTTTTTTATTGTCAATTTTTAGTACGTTGTTCATTTCAGCAATGAGACTGTCGAACATTTCATCCGCTTGTTTCGCCTTGCGTTGAAGGTTAGCTAAAACCCTGTGTTCCCCTTCTGTGGTGATAACATCCACTTTGACAGGTCGTTTCTGTCCAAACCTCCAGCATCTTCGGATTGCCTGATAATACTGTTCAAACGAATGAGAAGGAAAAGAGGTCATGTGGTTGCAGTGTTGGAGGTTCAATCCCCATGCCCCGATCACAGGCTTTGTGATTAGTACCCTTGTCTGACCGTTGGCGAAAGACATTAACTTGGTTTCTTTCTTTTCGTCATCGTCTTTGCCGCTTACCTGTATGGCGTCCGGTATCAGCTTTTGCAGGAGATCCCCTTCGTCGTTCATGTGACACCATACGATAGCAAAATCCCCAGTATCATTCACAAGGCTTGCGGCTTTCTCGCAGCGTTCCTGAATTGACCGCCTCCGTTCTTCTCGTTGTTCCCGCATACCAACAGCAGGAAGGGCAAACAACATGCCCTCAGCCAAGGTCTTAGCCTCTACGGTGTGTTCAATCTCTGTCAAAGCAGGCAGGAGAAAATCACCATCAGCGTACCCCATATCAGAAGGCTTGCGGATAGCCCTTGACCATGAAGCAACCCACCGCCAGAAAGCTAATCTAGCATGGCCTTTCAGCCGCCACTTGATAACCTCCCCACCTATTCTGCCGGTTGAACTATTGTTAAGGTCGTTCTTGAAAAACTTGTTGAGCATGTCCATATGTCCCATGTACCCTAGAACCTCGCTGGACGTTCCAAGCTCGGGGAAATCGTTAGGGGACGGTGTCGCAGTGGCCAACAGTCGATACTTGATTTTACGCATGAAGATAGTGATGTCAAGGCGGGTTTTCCCTTTGAAGTTTTTGAGGATAGAACTTTCATCGCAGACAACCCCGGCAAAGTCAACAGGGTTCAAAAGGTGCAACCGTTCATAATTGCATACCGTTATCCTACCCACCTCACCGTGATGCGAACGAGTAGCCTCAATTCCAAACTTGTTGCCCTCTTGAACCATTTGGGAAGTCACGGCCAGGGGCGTAAGTATCAACACGTTTTTACCTGTGTGTTGGGCTACGTTTTCAGCCCATACTAACTCCATTAAGGTCTTACCCATTCCACAATCTGCAAAGATGGCAGACCGTCCTTGATTTACAGAATAGTCCACTAACTCTCGCTGGAAGTCAAACAGGCAATCAGGCATAAACATAGGTTTGAATCCGTGCATATTGCCTAACTGTTGCTTGGTATATATGAAATCCTCATAATCCATTATTATCTCTCCATTTCACTGAATTCCATCTATCCCGTCCAGTATCCCAATTACCCTCTGAGTCTTTTTAGTATTGCCAATGTAAGTGCATTCCTTGCAGACAGATTCAAAATCAGGGTGGCCGGGCTTTAATATCCGCTGCTCAAATTTCAAGTTATCAAGGTTATCTATTCCGAAGTTGATTTTCTCTTGCATCCTATCGGTAACACGGTGGACAGGTTTAAACTTGATATCTGACGGCCTGGCACGTTCAACATAATGCTCACCTCGGGTAAACTTGCCGTAACATACCTTACTGCAAAATCTCTTCTGGTAGTAGAGTAGTGATGATTCGCAAACAGGGCAGAGTCTTGGCGCTTTCTTTGGAGGGGCCATATCATGAATACCTTTCCACTAAGACGTGTATACAGAGAGCTAATCCAGCGATACCCGCAGCGATCGATATCATAGTTGACCAGAAAGCCGTTGGGACATAATACCACATACCCTCAAACCTACTAACGTAACTAGTAACAAAACTCATACATATTGAAAAGACTATCCACAATAACGCCTGTTTCATTTAGTCCCCCTTATCTTGTTTGCACTCTCATTTCTACTCCCTGCTCCGTACTTATCCTGATATGCAGTGAGTGTGTTGGATTGGTGGCTGCCGGAATGAATCAGGGTGATGTCCTTGTACTCGGCACACTTCTGCAACCAATCAGGATGGGATGGGGTGTAGTGGATGCATGTACTCATGGCTTCATGCCCTTTATGTTGCCAAGTTCACCGTTGGCGCGTTCAAGTTGATTACGTAGTCCCGCACACTTATCTTGAGCTTTCTTCAATAAGTGTTCGTGTGCAAGCTCCCATTTATCGAAATAGCAATAATAGTCAGATACCTTTGCTTCGCGCCTTTCGTAAGTTTTATCAGTACCGACGCGCCATAAATCTTCATAAACCACCGTCACAAACTTAGCGGTTTCTTTTGTCACTTCGACCTGTTTTATTTCACCGCCACTAGTTCTGAATTTAATCACTTTGGCCCCCTGCTGATCCTGTCATCGATGGAAAACGGGTCTGGAAGTCTCTTAGCCAACACGCGGATAATAATGTACAGAACAATGCCGCCGCCTATGATGATTGGTATTTCCATAAAGCCCCCTCTCTCATGCCTTACGTGCTTTTTTGTGCGCTTCGTGCAGCGCCTTAATTGCTTTGACTGATGCGTTGGGTATGCCCAAAAATGGGGAAGGGTCAATATCCTCGTCTCCCGTCAATAAATAAGCGAGTTGGTTTATGAGCGACCACGGAATATCATTCCTATTAATCGACACTTTTTTGTTGAACAGATAAATAGGCGCTTCTCCGTGATTTAACGAGCCAGAATGATAATCACCCTGATTCCCGACGCCGGTGTTCCAGTTGCCGGTGTTCCTGTTGCCGGTGTTCCAGTAGCCGGTGTTCCTGTCGCCGGTGTTCCAGTAGCCGGTGTTCCAGTTGCCGGTGTTCCTGTCGCCGGTGTTCCTGTCGCCGGTGTTCCAGTAGCCGGTGTTCCTGTTGCCGGTGTTCCTGTCGCCGGTGTTCCTGTCGCCGGTGTTCCCGACGCCGGTGTTCCAGTCGCCGGTGTTCCCGACGCCGGTGTTCCTGTCGCCGGTGTTCCAGTAGCCGGTGTTCCTGTCGCCGGTGTTCCTGTCGCCGGTGTTCCAGTAGCCGGTGTTC